AGCTGCTAACATAGATGCACCAAAAGTAGCACCACCCATGGCGGCTGCTACCATTGCATTTTCAATAGCTAATAGTAAAGGTGGAATGATAGTCATAGCCTTAAAAGCTACTACAGCCACTAAAAACCCTTTTGCCAAAAATTTTAACATTACCTCATTTTTTACACACCAATCCCAAGCGTCTTTCATCACACCAATAAACTTCATTAATCCACCAATAATAGATTCAATTGCGGGCTTTAAATCGTTAAACATTTTTACACGTAATTGAAAAAATGCATCTCCTAAATTCGATATTTTTACCGATGTATTAGCTGCCATATTTTCCAAACCATTATAGTACATTCCGCCAGCTTCATGTGCACGTTTTAAAGCCATGGTAATTTGATCGTAGGTAATTTCAAGTTCTTTTCCTTTACCATTTGCTTTTATGCCTGCAGCTTCCAAAACTTTGTAAATATTTACACCGGCGTAAGCGAATTGTTTAATATCCAAAGTGGTTGCTTTTCCTGTATTTGAAATTTGTTGCAGATTTACTACCATTCTTTGTAACTCAGCATCGCCGCCGCCTGTCGCCGCAATGGCATTGCTTAAGTTCAATACATCTTGACGTGCTCTCGTACTTTCTACACCCGCACTAATCAATGCTTTATTTGCCATTAACAATCCATCAAATGCAAATGGCGTAGCCATTGCATCTTTCATAGTTGCATCTATTACGCCCTGTGCTTTTACAGCATCTCCTAAAAGAGTTGTAAGACCTGTTTTTGCGTCCTCAACTTTTGTACCAGCATCTACAATAGCTTTTCCAAACATTGTTATCCCCGCAATGCCAAATGTAACACCCATGGCGGCACCAATACTTGACAGTGTTCCCTCTAATCGTTGTGCCGCATTATTGGCATTATTTATACCACCTGTTAAATTATCACGAAGGCCTAATATATATTCTACAACTTGTGCCATTAACTAAATTTAACTTGATGTACGATTTCTAAATAAAATTTTATCCTTCCCCAGGCTTTGTGCCATTCATCTTCGCTTAATGTGTCGGGGTCTATACGTAAAATGCAGTGGATAAAAGCGTTTATCCGCTCCACTCCACTGCATTCATTATTAACTTCGTTATCTTCTATTTTTTTTTAAACTGATTTTGCAGTCGTGTAACCATTCCCAAACAATAATCTACAATTCCTAATTTATACCTATCACTTTCGGGGCTTTCGCTATATGTTATTGCATCTGAATGCTCACGTACAACAGAAACCTCTCTAAGTTCTTCTGCCGCTGTGTACACACCCATTGTAGTTGCTTTATCCATAACTCTAATTTTTGTCAGATAATTAGGTTCTTTTAAATAACATACCGCACGTTCTAATGTGTCGGGGTCAATTTGTACAACTGCATGTACCTTTGAAACCGATAATTCTTTTGCAAGCGCTTCGCATTTGTCATCAAAATTCTTTAATTCGGCGTCTGTTAGTTCCTGTGTTAATTCTATTTTTTTACTCATACGCAAATATAAATAAAATTATCTATCAATTCCGCCAATTATCAAAGGAATTTTTACAGTTAATTTTGTGTCACCGCTTTTTGTTTCCAAAGGATCTTCTAAAAATTCAACTGCACGTAAAACATCTTTGTTAGTTAGTACACCGGTACCACCAAATGTTACAGGGATATCAAAAGGCCCTATTTGTAACGGATCTCTATTTGGAGAACTTGAAATGATAGCTTTCCACGTATCTACATACAATTCAATCGAGCCTTCATATTCTTTCATTCCATAACCACGGCTTACGGGTTCATTACCTGCACCATAATTGTTTTCTTTTTTTTGCTTGCGTTTATAGTCAATAGACAAAATACCTATTACAGGAGTTCCAAAAAGAACTACACCGATATTTCCCCAAGAATAATTCACGCCATTTACCAGTACACTCATAATTAACTAATTTTTGCTTTGAAGCCAATTGGCACTTCGATTTGACGTGCAACACCATTTATAACAAGTGTTACAGCTATAATTATTTTTGATGTGCTCAATACATTTTGAGCGGGGTTAATTACAACCTGCAACGCAGAAAGTTCACCATCACGTACCATTTGATTTAATGGACCTTCTGCTTGGCTCTCTAAATAAGCCGTTGTAGTTTCTGCCAAAGTACCATCTGCGTTAAGTGTTAATGGCCCATTTAATGAAGGAAGCAAAGCTGCGTAAATTCCTCTTGTTGCTTTATCAATTGTACGATTATTTTCAATATATGCATAATCTGAAGTTTGTACAATAGCTGTATGGCTATCGTTAAACCATGATCCAGCAATACCTACAAATTTTCTCAGGAAAATATAACGTTTAGTATTTAATGCATCTAATAAACCATCCGTAATAGCTACAGAAGAAAATAATTGCCCATTTGCAAATGCAAGCAATTCGCACTCTACTTGGTTTGAAACATTAAATTGTGATACCCATGCAACGCTTTCAGAAACTTTTGCTAGTGCAATCGTTCCTAGCAATAAACCTAAATTAGTTACAGATTTGCCAGTAGTAAGCCAAAGAAAATTACCCTGTGCTCCACCATCTTGCCCTATAACTGCAGAACATTTATTTGCTGCAAGTGTTCCCAAATCAACCAAGGTGCTTATATCTGTAGTTGCTGCTAAGTCACCTGCGTACAATGCTGATAAAGGTTTTTTTGCTAAATCGTTTGCTTTACAAATTCCATCAATTGTTGTAATATCTGCTGTTGCGTAAATAGCATTTTTAAACACGCCTATTTGTCTAATTGCTCCGTTTGCAAAATTTTGCATGGTAGTAATTTCAACAAAATCATAAATAGTTGGCACTGCAAAAAAACCAACATATAAAACGCCTTTTGGTTGAGCTCTAAAAAATTCGCTGATGTGATAATAATAAACAGCATTTTTACTAGATACACCGCCAGTAGGCTGTGTAAGTGTTCCTGCAATTGTACCAGTTACTGTTACAGATACTGGCGTTCCTGCATTAATAAATACACCTAATTTTTTTGGAGTTGTTACTGTTATAGTTGCTGTTGCAAATGATGCTGTGTAACCATGGGCTAAAGAACCTGCGTTTATAAATGATGCTATGCTTGCGCCAAGTATGGCAATAGTTGTATCTGTTGCCAATTTTGTGTACGTGCCTAAATCTATTGTTGCATTTGGCTCTACAACTTTTATTTGTATTTTATCACCTGCTGCACCTGCAGTAGTAATTAAATATGTAAATGTTGCAGCTGTAGCATCTGAATAATCATTTGTAATGCCTGCGTTTTCAGCATCGGATAAAGCAAACAATTGCTTTATTCTGTTGGTTGTTGTAAATCCTGTTGGCAATGTTGCAGCATAAATAAGTAATCCCGAAACATGATCGTTGCCTGGCAATGGACGGCCTAAACCGCCCTGGCCCTTTATAAATTTTATATCTGGTAATGCCATTTTTAATTTTTTTTATCGAAATTATTTTTTTGCTGCTTTCGCTTCTTTCTTTAAGTTGTAGCCTCCGTAAATATCATTTAAATGATAATTGCCATCTTTAGTTATCCAAACTTCTTCGATGTGTGGCATATCTGTAAAAGCCGCTTTTGCGACTTCTACAAATTGCTTTACATCTTCTAAAAAAGCTACTTCTTTAACATTTTCTTTTTTAATAACGTCTTCTTCTTTCTGTAACATAATTTATATTTTATGCAGTGAAGGTGCCAGCTGTTAATGTTGTGTGATAAACAAATTCAGAAGGCTTAGCAATACCTACACCCATTTTCAAAATTGCTTTGTAAAAATAAAGTGGTGAGTTATTTTGCACTCTGTTTATCTCAAATGTCATGTTATTTACATCTGTTACAGCAAGCTGTAAATTTGAAGTCATTTCTGTAGTTGCCTCGCAAAAGTAAAATGTATTTTCAGGAATACCAGCTACAACTACAACTTCATACCCTTTGTATTTATTGATACCTTTTTGTGTGGTATCATTATTTTTAAAAGTAGTTGTTGTAAGTGCATCCTCATATTTTTGATAATCAGCTACACCCATTATATACTTTAATTTTGCATATCTATTAGGATTTGCAAGCAAAGCAATTGGCATAAGCAATTTTGCAGCTTCCATTTTTGCAATGATATTTGCTGAAGTTATTGCAGACGGTGAACCAACCGATAACGCACCTCCAACAATAGCCTGGCGTATAATTCCATCAAAATATTTTAAAGAATAATTAGTATCCGATGGTGTTGCTGCAGATGCTGTGTAACCAGTAGACCCCATATGTATCATTTGCTCAATTGGAACAAACGTTTTATTTGTATAATACGTAGTTAAATAGTTCAAGAAAGTTGCAGGTAAAGCTCTTGACAAAAGTAAATCCGTCAATTGATCTTTATGCCAATGATTTTCAAAAATGTTAGGATCAAATTGCTCATACCCCTCAAATGCACCCAAAGTAATAGCCTTATTAGCCAAAACAGTTGTGCTATTATCAACAGGGATTGCAGTACGTGGATTTAATTTCGGATTTGATGTTAAAACAGGGAAAACATATTGGTCATTCTTTACAGATGATGCCACATACATACAGCCTGAGTTAATGGTGTCCATACCAATAACCGCCTCAGTTATGAAAAAATCTTTTTCAAACTGGGTATAATTCGGAGTTGTTAAACTTAAAGACATAACTTATCGTTTTTTGTTTTTTATTAAAATTATTTTTTGTTTTTAATTGCTTTTAATTTCTCTGCCATGTAATCTCCTACATGCTTTTCTTGAGCTGCTGCACTTGCATCTACACCTAAATCAACCGCTGTTTTATTCAATGGCAATCCTTCCATAAGCAATTTTGTACCATCAAAATCACTTTCTGCTAAGTTGGACCACTTTTCAATTACTGCTGCTTCATTTTTAATGCGCCCTGCTTTTGCAAACCCTTCAACCATGTTTTTAGCTTTAATTGAATTGGCCGCTTTTTCTGAATTTTCTTTTTCAGTTACCATGGCATCGTATGATGCTTGTAATTTTGTTAGACTATCTGCTTGCGTAGCCATAGAGTTTTCAACCTCAGTAATTTTTGCCTGAAAAGAATCTTTTTCAATCTTAAAAGAATTTTCAATTTCTTTCAATTTGTTTTCAGCAGAAATTTTAGCAACGCCGTCGGCGTATGCCTTATCTTCAATTTCTTTAATAGCCGAAATTACATTGTCCTCTGTTGCTGCATCGTTCAACCCGAGTTTCATTGTTATTTTTGTCATAACCGATTTTTTTATTATTGTTTGATTAAAATTTTTTATTGAATTTGCAATTTTCCAACTTTCATTTACATTAGATGCTTGCGCCATTCTTTTTTTATTATTTTCACTAGTAACCTCAATTTCAGAACAAAATCCCTTTGCAAAACATTCGGCGCTATTAATCCAAGTTGTGCGATCCATTAAATATTTTACATCTAATTCAGATAAATTACTTTTTGCTGCAAGCATTTTTGTAAGACTTTCAGCGATAGCATCCATTTGTTTTTTATCACTCCCCCCATGTGGAGAATGTATCATTAAACAAGAATAATCTGACATTACTCTTTTACGACCTGCCATGAATATTACACCTGCTATAGATGCTGCAATACCGATGTTGTATGTATCTACGGGAGTATTAGATTTCAAAATAGCATTAAAAATATTGTACCCATCCATTACAATTCCACCTGGTGAGTTAATCCAAACCTGTATTCTTTTTTTCCCCATCGTATCTAACATCAAAAGTTCCCTTTGAAACTCTGCCCCGTCTATACCCATTCCATCAACATTATCCCAACCAATGTGGCGGTTTAATAACATTATTGGCTCGTCTGCGTTTATGTCTATACAATACATTACCCCAAATTTATAACCGTTAAATATAGTATATAAAAAAGTGGCACACCTATTTTAAAATAAAAAGGACAATCAAATTAATGACTGCCCTTTCTATTTATTAACCTCAAATAAAAACTAAGATTTAACGAATTTTATTATTCGCTCTTTTATATCTTTTGGTATTGTGTCCTGCAAAGATTTAACGGCATGATTAACCGCTTGGCTTTCTGAAATTTCGTATAAACCTGCATATTTTTTTATGAAGGTGTGATTTTGTGGTTTAAGATACCCAACAATTTTTCTATTTTGCGAATCACTCATTATGATGTTTTAATTATTATCCAATCCCACGAAATATTTTGAACATTTGGTAATCCTTCGTTAAATGTTATAGCAAAACCATTTACAGTCTTATTTCTAACGCTCCATGTAGCTGTACTATCAAATGCAGGTGTTCCATTACTAACAGCACAACCTATAATTATATAATTAGAAGTTGAAACTGCTGAAGGAAAAGTGATAGTAAAATCTGTGTTTCCGCCAGCAATATCTCCAATATTCAAATTACCTGCTAATAATACAGGGAATTGTGAAGCCGTTGGAGTTGGTGCATATAAAATTACATTTGGATATGCACCTGCGACTGTTAAATAATTATTTGCATATATACCTGTTGTTGGTGCTGTTATTTGTACTTGTTGAGGAATATTGAAATTTAAAAAGAATGCTTGGTCATAATTAGATATACCAGTTCCTGCTAATCCTTGTACTACTTGTATTTGACGAATATTATGTATATTTCTAGCAGTACTATCCGTAAATGTTACAGGATCTGCATCTGTTGTATATTGCGTTTGTAAAATTTGAAATATAGCTATATTTAAACCGGTGGCAGAAAACGATGCAGCTGGCAAATCAAATACTTCACCATTGTAAAATATTGAACCTGCAGATATTGTATAAGTTGGCAATGTTCCAGTATTTAAAATTCCATTTAAAATATAAACAATAGAAGGGTCATACCCAGGTCCTATTAAACTTTTAATTGTTGCTGCTGTAATTTCTGTATATGCATCTTGCAAAAATTGCAAAGTACCTTTTTTAAGAGGCATCTGCGAGGCATTGGTAATATTAGAAACGTCTAATTTTTTCATTTAGTATTGTTGTATTGTGAACCGTAAAGAAAATGCTATGTACAAATTTGTAAAATCTCTAATCGCTGACTCATTCGTTTGTGCGTAAAGCGAAGATAAAATATTTATTTGAAAATTATTGACATGAATAAAAGTATATCTAGCACCAACTTTATCAACCGATAAAGTTTGCCCAACGGTGCTACTAAACGACTCTGTTTGCCCAATTCTGAAACCTGTAGCAGTTACCGGTACATTTGTCAAATAAATATCGGATAAACTTGAAGATCCTGGCGGGCGAAAAGTACCATTAAATCTTTTGTTTAACGCATACTCCAAAACAATATTTTGAGTATTGAATTTTACACGTTCATTTACGCCTATAAAATTCTCTTGTATTCTTAACCATGTCGTTGTATCCGTTGGTATATTTGTATTACCATCTATTAAAGAATAGTACACCGCTTTTTCAAAAATAACCTGCTCATTTTTATTATAAATACCTGCTCCATAATTTTGCGCTGTTGATCCTGTTCTATATGATGTAAAAAATAAATCTCGTGTCCATTGTATAGCAGAAAGTAACGACGCTACAAGAATATTTGTATTATCGTCACGTTTATCTGGTGGCATAATTTCATGGCCTTGCTGTTTAAAATCAATATCGTAAATATCTGCCATTTTATTTTTTACACTTATCTTTTATTTGTTCTTTTGTCAATCCTTCAGTTTTTTTTATTGTTTCATAACCATAAGTTTCTACCAAGTTTAACCACTGCTTGCGGGTTCGTGTAGATGCATCTTTTCCGTAGAAAATATTAAACTTCGCTTTAAGTTGCTCTAGTGTTACTGCCATATTATTGCGCTGTAAAAATTAAACTATCAATAAAAGTTTGCCCAGGTGTTGTTTCTTCTGAAATATACCCTGCTGTTGATACAAATTCTTTTTGTAAAATAGCTGTATTTAAAATAAAATCTACACCTGCGCTAAATGGATCTGTATCTAATCTACCACGCACATTTTTTAATACAATATCATTTACACCTGTAACACGTCTTATTACTATTTCTAAATCACTCATTTTTAAAGCGCCGTTAAAATTTGTTATAGACAAATTTATTAAAAATAAATTAATGGCATCTATTACCCTTTGCTTAATTACAGAGGCGTACTGCCCTGCATAAAAAACTTCTGCTGAAATAAATAACTTATCTGGATTTAAACTTATAATATTATAAGTTATTCCGATTGCTCCAATAGTATTAATATAACCTTGCGCACTAGAAATTTCTGCATTATCTAAAGATACCAATGGATTCCCTTTTGCAATTTTAATACTAACATCATTGCTAACGTCACTGGTTACACTGCATGCTTTTATTATTTTTAAACTATCATCCACTATTGAATAAGTAGGTATTGTATCTATAAGTGTAATAACTTGCG